CTTCAACTGAAGGGAGTTAGTTAACTTTGTTAACTTCAACTGAAGGGAGTTAGTTAACTTTGTTAACTTCAACTGAAGGGAGTTAGTTAACTTTGTTAACTTCAACCAAAGGGAGTTAGTTAACTTTGTTAACTTCAACTGAAGGGAGTTAGTTAACTTTGTTAACTTCAACTGAAGGGAGTTAGTTAACTTTGTTAACTTCAACTGAAGGGAGTTAGTTAACTTTGTTAACTTCAACCATTATCTTCTTATCATCTTTTACTTTAAAATTTTCTAAATTAATATTTTTTCTTGGTTCGCCTGGGACATAATCTAATTTTATTTCTGTTTTTTCTATTTTTTTTTCTATAGGGATTTTGGTATTTTGTTTATAAATATCAATTGTCATTTTAATTATATTCTCCAATGTTTTATTAGGAATACTATCTTTAAGGTCGAGTTCATTAGAAATAGTTTCTTGTATAACTTCTAGAAGACTTGTTTGATTATTATTAGGTAGATTATATTTTTTCTTTTTTGCTTTACTTTGATTCATAATTAAATCTAATCCGTAATCCATTATTATTGGAATATTTTTTTAAAATCAAATTTTAACAAAAAAATATAGTAATATAATAAATGAGTCAATCACAAACTATTTTAGGAGAATCTATGGAAAATACAAAATTATTAGTTATATTCGCCATATTAGCCGTTATTAATCTCATAGGATTTTCAATTAAAGATTTTAACTTCAAAATATGTTACTGGTTATCTATTGCTCTTATTATTGTTGCTATCATAAATTTAAACATGTCTATCGGTTTCTATATAAGACTTAGAAATGATAAAGGTATTAGTGGTAAGAGAGGAGAAAGGGGTGATAAAGGACCTAATGGTTTCCCTGGAAGATGTGAATTAAATTTAGAAGCCAAGTGTGGTGTAAAGAATTGTGTATCTAAGATACAAGATGAGTTAGGTAAAAGATGTAATCATTATGCCGAAATTGTAGGAAAGAGGGATTATGATAGAACAACTGAAGAAAGTCAAATTTTAGAGAAATATAAAGATTGGATTACAATTATAAATGAAAAATGCAGTCAACATTCAGGTAAAGAACAAAAATTTTTCGATGACATTTTTCAAGACTCAGAAAAATATTGTTTGAATTAAAATATTATATGAATTCAGAATATAATTAGTGAAAGATTAAGTAAAAATATTTTTTATATAAATAATATAATGATAGTAACTTGGACTTTTTTAGCCGTAATTTTATCCATAGGATTAGTATTCCTAGGTGTAAAAATGGCAAGTAGTGTAAAACAAGGTGATATTAAAATTTTCTTTATTGTTATGTACTTTATTACACTTTTAACATTCTTTAATTTAGGTACTTCTGCTTACTTTTATGCTAAAACTATTAAGAAAAGAGGTCAAAAAGGACCTAGGGGATTACAAGGTAATGTTGGAGAGAGAGGTGATACAGGATTTTGCGAATCAACTTGTAAAGAAAATAGTATCAAACATATGGTTATTAATAAAATTAAAAAAAACTATTCAGGAGAAAAAAATGTTGAAAATAAAATTTGTAGATTTTTTAGCGATATAGGTTATGATGAAGGAGAAAAAATCAATAATTTGAAATTATCAGAATATGATGAGATTGTAAATAATTTTATTAAAGATAATACCAATTTGAATAGTAATATATTACAAAATTTAGAAGAAGATGGCAGTTTAAAAGTTGAAGGTGAAATACCATTAGAAATTACATTAAAATACTCAGCGAATAAAATAACATTAAAATATTCTGAAGATCCTTGTGCTTAAATTAATTAGTAATTTGTAATCTAAGAAAATATTTATATATATTAAATGTTAGTTCTTTTAATTATCCTAAGTTTATCTTTAATATTAGGATTTATATTCCTCGGTTTTAAATTATCCGATAGTATAAAAGAAGCAGATAATAAAGCACTTTTTTGGATACTCTATTTTGTTTCTCTCCTAACTATATTACAATTAATAATTTGCTTTGTATTCTTCTTTAAATATAAAAAGAAAGTTGGTCCCCTTGGTCCAAGAGGTTTTATGGGTGAAAGAGGAGAACAAGGTGAAAAAGGAAGTTGTGGTGATATTGTTGATATTTCTGCAAATGATTGTAGAAACAAAACTTTTATGCTTTTGATTATAAAAATATTTAGGGAATCATTAGGTAGAGAGTTGAATAGCGGTGAGACAGATATAATCTATGATTTTGTTTACAAAAAAAAAATTGAGAGTACGGTAGGAGCATCAGTAGAAACAGGAGCATTAAACTTAACTGAAACAACTTATCAAGATTTAAGAGATTTTGATGCTAAATTACGAATGATAATGGCTGAAAAAATTCAAGAAAAAAATGAAAATTTTGAATCAATAGACGGTATAGTTAGAGAAGTCCTTAGTCATGAAGATGTTGAAAAAGATAATCTAATCTTTCTTGTTTCTGATAGTTCTAGTGTATCTAGTTCATCTGTACGAATAACAAGAATACCAATACCAGCTTAATAAAAATAATTTTCTTTATTAAAATTAAGTATGAAAACAATAATAATTTTAATAATTTTATTAGGTGTTGCCCTATTCTATTCAGGCAAATTAAAACAAGGAGGAAATAAATACGCCGTCTTATACGTTTCATGGTCTTCTTCTCTCCTATTTTTTAATATTTTTATGGCATTTTTCCTATATATTTTCACACATCAAATTAAAAAACGCCCTGGAGAAATAGGATTAAAGGGGAAAATGGGTCCAAGGGGTTATGAAGGAGAACCGAAAGAATGTAAGTTCGAATGCGATTAATTAGAATAAGCAACACCACCCATACCATTAATTATTCTTAAAATATTGTAATTAGTGGCATAAATTCTAACTTTTGATTTTTCTAATGTAGATTTCATATTAAGTAATAGTTCAGAATTATCAATTCTGCTGAAATTACATGTTCCAGAAGGTTGTGTTTGTTCTGGATTGAGTGAAAAACTATAAACATAGATATATTTATCTGGAGTTCTAGTATGTCTTTGATAAGGTACTAGAAGTCTAAAATAATCTGCTTTTCTAACTTTAAATCTTTCTGTTCCATTCAATTGTAATACCGCATCAACCAAAGGATTATCCTCTGTAACTGAACCAGCAATAACATTATCAGAGAAATTATTATGTTGGTTTAAAGTTTCACATAAACTGAGTTGAGAAACCCAAAATAATTCTTTACATGGATGATTAAAATCTAAACCAATTTTAACTGAATTGGTTCCTTTAGAATAATCGTCTACACCATTATATTGAATTTGTTCTATTAAATAACTATGTTGTTTCTGAGCAAAATGTTTTCTTTCGGCTGTATCTAAATAAATATAATCACAATACAATCTAATATCTTCTAATTCATATGTTTTATCTGGTATATCCTTGACAATAAATATATTTCCAGTTTTGACTGTAGTAGTTCCTGAAACATTTAGTGTTGTGGTGATTGTTCCCGTACTTGAAATAGTATTTTCTTCTCCATCTTCCCAAATTATTTTCATTCCTTCGTATCTTTCACTGGCTAGATTTATATCATTAAAATCGTCTGTATCTGAGTTGGCAACATTAATTGTAACTGCTCCTCCGGTTGTTCTAGTAACATTATATTTAATCAGTTCTTTGTGCCATAATTTATTGAAATCATTAAGAACTATATTTACTTTTACTTGGTGATATTGTAATGAAATAAGAGGCAAGGCAAGACCGATATTTCTACAAAACCAAAATTGTAATGGAATTATAAGTGTTTTTTGAGTTGTAATCTCAATTCCTTTTCCAACCATATTTTGATATCCTTTATTATGTTCTGAATGTAAAGTTAATTCATTCCATATTTCCATCCATTCTCCATATTGTTTTTCAATTATTTGTCCACCTATATCTAATTCAATTTCTTTAATTAAATAATGACCTATTGAATCAACCCATCTTAAACTAGAAACTGAAATACTAGTCATTTTGGGTAAATCAACTTCTAAAACCATACCGGATACTAAATCTCCTTTTCTACTGAGAGTGCAAGTTAAATTTTGTCCAAAATCTTTAGTTCCTTCAATAGTTTGTTCTACATTTTCAATAGAAAAGTTAGTATGTTTTTTATAAACGCTTTTAAAGAATGTAACACTTGGATTACCTGTTAAAAATATATCTTGAGAACCTTTAGCAACTAATTCTAAGAATGCGCCTGTCATATTATAATAAAGAAAGATTATTTCTTTAAATTTTTATCTTTGTTTAAAAATAAACTTTTAATTATTAATTATTATTAATATGTCAAGTTTAAATAAAACACAAGAACATTTCGGAGGTTTAAAAGTTCATAATTTGGGTAAAAGTATTCTTAATATGGGCTCAGATGGGAAATATTCTTTGAAATCAGAATCTATATTAAATCATTCTTTTAATAATTTAAAAAGTATATCTACTGAAGATAGTATTTATCAATCTCTTGAGGGAAACCTAAATATTTTAACTAATTCCGGAAATATAGTATTAAAATCTGGAAATGATAAATTATTATTTAATATTAAATCTAAATTGGAAGAAAATGAATTAAATGATGAGAAAGAGGAAGATATATACTTTATAGATTTAGAAAACCTAAATAATATTAGAGAAAATTCTCTTTTAATTGAAGCTCTTGAAAAACCAATTTGTTTATATGGTAACAGAGGTATAAATCAAATATCTCATTCAAATTATAAAGTAATTAGTGATAGAGAAATAATTTTACAAGCACTAAGAAAACTTAGGTTAAATACGATGGGAACACTATCCCTAAATTCTGAGAAAATAATAGGAAACTGTCAACAAGATATAGTATTATTAAGTGAACAGGGAGATATTAAGTTAGGTGGAAATGGAATTGATGATTGTGGATTAGTAGTTGATAATGAAAATAATATAATTATAGGAAAACCTAAATTAGGAATAAAGAATAAATCTTTAAACATTAATATAAAAAATAATAATGATGGAATAAATATTTTAGGTGAAGAAGAATATCCGGAAATTAATTTAGCACAAAAAGAGAAAAACGTAATTTTTAATTTAGGGTGTGAACAGAAAGACCTAAATAATTCTTTTTTTGGAAAATTGATTAATAAAAATAATAATTCCTATATTGAAATTCTTGATAATTTAGAATTTTCCTTAGATGATTTAGGTTCAAAAATAATTTGGGAAAATGGCTCTTCTAATATTATTAAAGTTATATTGAATAAAAAAAAAGTATTAATTCAAAATAGTAGTAATAGTCCATTCGATTTTATGAAAGGTTTTATAGATAGAAGCAATTGTGCAAATTTAAAAACTAAATCAAATACCAATTTGTATTTAGGTACTAATAATTTGGATATCCTAAATTTTTCTAAAAATGGGAGAGTAGGTTTAAATACTAAAAATATAGATGCGAGTTTCCATATTACAAATAATTATGGTAAGACAATAAACATAAGGAATGAAAAAAATAAGAAATACTTTAATCATAAGTTTCTACAATTGGAAAATACTAATTATATAATCTTTTGTAATTCATTAGAGAAGGAACAGTATAGTTTAGAGGCATTTCTTTACAATATAGATAATACATTGCTTAAACATAGTATTTTAAAGAATGAGTCATATGAGGAAATAGATTATGATGTGTCTCTTTTTTCAAAAAATGGTAATATGTTTTTAGTTACATTTTCTTTTTTTAATGATTCTGCCTTATTTGTCCAGGAAATTAATCTGTATCATGAAACACTTAGAAGGAGAAAGGGATTTACTAAAAAATTTGTTAATGAGGATATAGAAAAATCTGCACGTCCACAAATTATTAGTTTTAAAAATAGTGATTTATTTGCTCATGCTGTAATATTTAGGGATAGAAAAGATGAAGAAGAATTTAAATTAGATATTTATAGTCATACAAATGAATTACTTTTAAGTATGGGATTAGATCCAATAAAAAAAAAATATGAAGAAAGAAATATTTCTAAATTGATGTATTTAGGTAATAAATTAATTTATTTAGATGAATATAATAATTCCGATTTTTATATAACAGAAATAGAAATCGAATGTTCTAAAAATAAATTTATAAAGAAAAATATAAATAGTGAAAAGTATTTAGGTAAAATAGACGTGGATATTAAAATAATAAATGGTAAACTGTATACAGCTTATATAAATAAAAATAAAAAACTATTTTTTAACGAAAATGAAATTAGTGATAATTGTAAATTTATGAAAATTGTAGATTTGAAAAGTTTACCTAAATTATGTTTTCAAAATTCCGAATTACATTTAATTGATTTACATACTAGAGCATCATCTGAAATTAAAAATATGGAAAATTATTCTAATATATCTGTAAATGAAATTAAAGATGGAAATGGCGGATATATCAAATCAATATTGATATGGGAAACAGAAAGTGATAATTCATTTTTTGGAGAAAGTATTGTATTTACTGACTTTGACTCGCAATCAAATTTACTTAAAATAGAAAATAAAGAAAATAATATTGAAATCAAGGATAATGGAGATGTTATTTTAAAAGATTTAATTGAATTTTCAAAAATAAATGGAACAACAGAAATAAAAAATAATTTAGTTTTAAGTAAGAAAAACATAAATGAAGAAAAAGGAAAACAAGGACAAATAAATTATTTCAATAATGAATTATTTGTTTACTTAGGCAATAAATGGAAAAAAATAAAATTAGAAGATTTATAATTCTAAATATTGTGGGTTTACATAAATATAATTTTTTTCATTACTTGCACTACTTTTCCTAACTAAAGTCCCTGCTATATAAAAAGATC